GGTGTTCTCGTTGCCGAGCACGTCGCATATCTCCAGGCGGTTGCCGGTGACGGTCACGAACCCCTTCGTGCTGAAGGTCTCGAACCCGTAGGCACCCTCGAAGCTCTTGCGGTTGAACAGCAGGCCACGCAGCAGCACCCGCACGCCGGCCCCGCTGGGGGACCACTCGGCGTAGCTGGTGGCGGCGATCGCCTCGACCTCGGGGTGGAGCTGGCCACCGACGACACAACGGTCGAAGTCGAGCGCGGTCACGTTGAAGTCGGGCAGCAGCGCCAGGCCCACACCGTCGAACCCTCTGCGGGCGGCTGCGCTGCGTGCGGCGTCGAACGACACCAGCTCGTGTCGATCCTCGGGGCCGCCCTGCTGCCCCTGGCGCCGTCGCCCGCTGGTGTAGTACGGCACCTTCCGAGGCTTGTCCTCCCCCTCGTGGTACTCCATCCGCCACATCAGCCAGCCCGGGATCTCCCTGAGCTCGTCTGGGACTGTGACAGTGTTGAGGTGTGCGCTGAGTTTGGTCACGGCGCTCATCGCTCAGTCGGCGGTGCCGCCCTCAGACTCAACGAACAGATCCGCCTGACGCGGATCAACGATCGGGAAGTGCGAGGCGACGGCGCGGTCGCCGAGGCACCGCCTGGCGTACTCGCACCCGCGGCAGGCCTCCGCTACGTCGGTGCGGTACACGACCGGCAGCCGGCCCTTGCTGGCCTTGGCCATCGCCTTGGTCGCAGCCTCGATCTCGCCAGCGCGGGAGGCGCTGACCTCGCGGAACCCGCCCGCGTAGTGGTACAGCATGGCCCTCGAGGTGCCGACCGTCTGGGCCAGCGCCTCCTGCTCTTGGGGGGTGGCGGCCATCATCCAGGCCTTCATGGGGGTAATCGTGCTCATGGCAGTCAATAGGTGAAGTGGGGGCCCGACTGTAGCATTTTGTAAAGTGCTTGCACAGCCTGCTATGACGTGCCAATGTAGGCAGGTGATCACGGTCTACGACACGAGGCGGGAGAACCTGCGCCGGCTCATCGGCCAGTGGGGCGGGCCCACCTGCCAAACCGGCCGCAGCGGCGGCTCGCTCCGCGGCGAGCACATCACGTTGAAGTACAGCGAGTTCTCGGCAAGCCGCGTCCAGTGCGATCGCTGCCGCTCGAGCAAGCTCTTCTCCTTCCTTGAGCGCCAGACCGCCAAGGCCCTGGCCACCCAATAACCTTGCATTTCCGTAGGACTTTAGCAGGTGCTACAGTCCACACATCGCAGCAAGGACGCTGCTTCAACCGCGAAAGGACTCGCACCGTGGACTTCATCCTCAACATCGGTCTCAAGAGCAAGACCCTCGGCGACATCCCTGTCGAGCTGGCCAAGCAGATGCTCTGGGCCGCCGACCTGCTGATCAAGACCGAGCGTGTGGCGCAGTCCGACACCGAGCCGACCTTGGTTGTCGAAGTCACCAGCCTCAACGGTCCACGCATGACGCTGGCCGCGCTGCATCAACTGTCCGTCGACCTCGGCCAAGACTGCGTCGGCGTCTACCGGCCCAAGACCAAGGGCGGCGCCCTGATCGGGCCGAAGGCCGCCGCATGGGGCGAGTTCAACCCCGAGTTCTTCATCCTCCCCGACGGCACCCGCCTGTCGGGTCCCGTGGCGCAAGCCGCTTGACCGCCCTGTAGCTTCTGCTACAGTTCACCTCTCTCAACTGCTAAACACATCATGCACGATCTGAACACCATCAACCGACTGAACGAGAAGGCCTTCTCCAAGGCCGTCGAGAACTTCCGAAGCCAGGGCCGCTACGTGCTGGCCTGCTACGACGGGCTGACGCTGATGTCCATCGAGACGTTCAGCAGCCCCGAGGACGCCGCCCAGGCCCTGGTCCGCGCCAACGAGTCGGCCGGCGCGAGCGAGCGGTTCCGCCTGCTGTCGCCCACCGGCGCCTGGCAAGGCACCCAGCGGGACCAGTCGGAAGACCGCGCCCAGCCGTACACGCTCGAGGAGCTCGCCGCCCTCGGCCGCAGCACCACCAAGCCCGACGTCACCCTCGGTGACTACATCAACCGCGTCAACGCCCAGGAGGCCTGAACCATGATCACGATCACCTTCCAGTTCACCGACGTCGCCGCAGCCGCCGCGCTGCTGGCCAAGGTCGACGGCGCCGCCGCTGTCGTCACCGCGGAGGCGGCCATCGCCCCAAAGTCCGCGAAGCCGGCGGCCAAGCCGGCACCCGCTGCGCAGACTGCCCCTTCCGCTCCTACTGCCGAGGCGGCCCAACCCCCGGCACCCGCTGCGCCCGCGCCGAGCACGCAACCAACGGCGGCCGAGACGCCCACGGCAGCACCTGCCGCTGCGAGCTCTGTCGCCTACCCTGACCTGCAGAAGGCGGTGCTGACCCTGCACAAGCTGGACCCGACCGCGGCGGTGCCGATCGCCAAGAGCCTGGGCGCCGACACGTTCAAGGCGCTGCGCCAAGACCAGTGGGCCGAGGCCCACCGCTTGGTGACCGAGGCCATCACCGCCCGGAGCGCAGCGTGACCGAGGCCGCCCACTCCAAGCTGAGTGCGTCGGCGGCCGACCGCTGGATGGCCTGCCCCGGCAGCGTCGTGCTGTCCGAGGGCCAGCCCGACAACACCAGCGAGTACGCCGCCTGGGGCAGCGTCGCGCACAGGGTGGCCGACGAGTGCCTGACCAAGTCCAAAGACCCGGTCACGTTCATCGGCCTCAAGTACAACCAAGACGGTTACACGTTCACGGTCGACGAAGACATGGTCGAGTGCGTGCAGACCTACCTCCGCAACCTGCGCGAGATGACCGCGGGCGCGGACCTGTTCGAGTCCGAGACCCGCACCAACTACGCCGCCTGGCTGCAGGTCGACGAGAGCCTGGCCTGGGGCACCGCCGACGCCACCGCGCTGATCGGCACCGAGCTCCAGGTGCACGACCTGAAGACCGGCCGCGGTGTCGAGGTCGACGCCATGCACAACCAGCAGATGATGCTGTACGCCGGCGGCAAGCTGCTGGAGATGGAAGCGCTCGGGATCGACATTGAGACCGTGCGCCTCGTGATCCACCAGCCCCGCGTGCGCCAGGCGCCCAGCGAGTGGGGGCTGACGCGGCAGGAGCTGGCGACCTGGCTCACCTCCACCGCACGCAGTGGCGCTGCCAGCGTGCTGGTGGCCCAGGAAACGCGCGGCACCAGCAAGTGGGACGAGACGTTCCTGCGCTCGGGCGACCAGTGCCGCTGGTGCCGCGCCAAGGCCACCTGCCCGGCGCTGCGTGCGGATGTAGCTCAAACGACTTGCAAATTTGATTTTGCGCCGGCCACCCCGGAAGACTTCGCGGACCTGACCCCCAACCCCGCCGCCAGCGGCGCCTCCGAACATTGGCTCGCAGCCTGCCTGTCCAAGGTCGACCTCATCGAGGACTGGTGCTCGGCCATCCGCGCCGAGTCGCTGCGCCGACTGTCGGCCGGCGCGCCTGTGCCCGGCTACAAGCTGGTGCAGGGCAAGCGCGGCAACCGCCAGTGGGCCGATCCTGCCGAGGCGGAGAAGGTGCTGCGCGAGCAGTTCCGCCTGCCGGTCGAGAAGGCCTACGACCTGAAGCTGATCAGCCCCACGACCGCCGAGAAGCTGGCCAAGGCCGGCGAGATCGGCCCCCGCCAGTGGGCCAAGGTCATCCCCCTCATCGTGCAGCGAGACGGCGCTCCCAGCGTCGCCCCGGTGTCCGACAACCGTCCCGCGATCACCGTCCAGCCGGTCGTGGAGGCTTTTGAAGTCCAGGCTGGCGACCTCGTCTGAAAGGAACCTGAACCATGAACCGCAACACCGAGGGCGTCGCCCACGCGCAGTTCAACGACCCGCGCAACATCTCGCGCGGTTTCGGTCGCGTGATCTACGCGGCCGCCACCACCGACGCCCACGGCGTGTACCACCCCGAAGGGTGGGTGCTGCCTGGCGGTGTGCGCACCACTGTGCGCGCCCGCGCAGAGGCCGTCGCAGACCGCATCCACGACATCTCAACCAACTCCCGCAAGCACTGAAAGGAACCTGAACCATGACTACCCCTACCCGCTTCCGCCTGGACAACGTCCGCGTCGACTGGCCCAACCTCTTCAAGGGCGAGCAGTTCCAGGGCACCGGCAGCTACCGCTGCGGCGCCGCACTGATCGTGCCGGGCGACCACCCCCAACTGCCGGTGATCAACGCCGCAATCGAGGAGGCCGCCAAGGCAAAGATGAAGGACGCGACCAAGGCCGCGCTGTTCATCAAGTCCGCCCGCGCCAAGGGCAAGGTCTGCCTGTCCGACGGCGACCTCAAGGCCTCCAAGAACCCGCACTACGAAGGCACCTGGGTGCTGTCGGCCAACTGCAAGGGTGGCGACACCGAGGCCGAGGCCGAGAAGCCCACGGTCTACGACCAGTTCCGCAACCAGGTCACCGACCCGGCCAAGAACCCGATCTACCGCGGGTGCTACGTGAACGCGCTGGTCGAGGTCTACGCCGACAACCGCTACGGCGAGCAGGTCAACTGCAAGCTGGTGGGCATCCAGTTCCGCAAGGACGGTGACGCCTTCGGCAGCGCGCCGGCCCGGGCCGATGACTTCGACGACGTGGCCGAGGGCGCTGACGCCGACGCCTTCGTCTGACCCGCCGAAAGCGGGTCGCGCCTATCCTGCCCAGGCCTAGCCCACCTGGTACAAAGCCCCTGCATCAGCGCCGCCGGCTCCCGCGCACTTGAACGGCCGGCGGCGCTTACAGCGTCGGTGCGACGCAAGCAACGAAGACGTATGCAGGGGAACGGGCCACCGAACACCATGACCATCCTTTGGTTTGACTCTGAGACCTACAGCGACGCCGACCTCAAGGTGGTCGGCACCCACGCCTACGCGGACCACCGCACCACCGAGATCACGGTCGCGCAGTGGGCGATCGACGACGGCGAGCCGGTGGTCGAGGACTGCAGCGAGAAGCTGGGCCCGAGCAAGGCGCTGCGCACCTGGCTGACCGCGCCAGGCGTCACCGTCGTGGCCCACAACAGCATGTTCGACCGCACCCTGCTGCGGCACTGCTGGGGCATCGACGTGCCGGTCAAGCGGTGGCAGGACACCATGGTCCGCGCGCTGGCGCACGGCCTGCCAGGCTCGCTGGACAAGCTCTCGGGCATCCTGAACCTGAGCGCCGACGAGGCCAAGGACAAGCGCGGCCGCGAGCTCATCCAACTGTTCTGCAAGCCCAGGCCGAAGGGCCACACGCTGCGTCGCGCGACGCGGGAGACGCACCCGAAGGAGTGGGCCGAGTTCCTGGAGTACAGCCGCCAGGACATCGTCTCGATGCGCGCCGTGCACAAGAAGCTGCCGGCCTGGAACTACGGCCCGGGCTCACCCGAGCTTGCCTTGTGGCACCTGGACCAGCGCATCAACGACCGCGGGTTCGCGGTCGACCTGGAGCTCGCCCACGCTGCGATCGAGGCGGTGGCCACCGAGCAGGCCCGGCTGAAGGAGGAGACCCGCGAACTGACCGGCGGCCAGGTCACCTCCCCCAGCAAGCGCGACGAGCTGCTGGCGCACATCCTGATGGAGTACGGGGTAGAGCTGCCCGACATGCGGGCCGACACGCTGCGCCGTCGAATTGAGGACCCCGAGCTGCCCGACGCGGTGAAGCTGCTGCTGTCGATCCGCCTTGAGGCCACGAAGACCAGCACCGCGAAGTACAAGGCCCTGGTCAAGGCCACCTCGGTCGACGGCCGCCTGCGCAACACGCTGCAGTTCGCTGGCGCTCAGCGCACCGCCCGGTGGGCTGGGCGCACGTTCCAGCCCCAGAACATGCCGCGGCCAGACATGGAGCAGGACGAGATCGACCTGGCCATCGAGGCGCTGAAGGCCGGCTGCGCGCCGCTGCTTATCGACGACGTAATGCGGGCCACCGCAAACACCGTGCGTGGCTGCATCGTAGCACCACCCGGCAAGAAGCTGGTGGTCGCGGACCTGTCCAACATCGAGGGCCGGGGCCTGGCCTACGTGGCAGGCGAGACGTGGAAGGTGCGCGCCTTCCGCGAGTTCGACGCCGGCCGCGGTGCCGACCTTTACAAGCTGGCCTATGCCCGCGCGTTCAACATCGACGCGAAGGACGTCGAGAAGTGGCAGCGCCAGATCGGCAAGGTCATGGAGCTGGGCCTGGGCTACGAGGGCGGCGTGGCTGCGTTCCTCACGTTCGCCGCGGTGTACCAGATGGACCTCGACGAGCTCGCCGAGGCGGTGTGGGGCGTGGCCAGCGCCGAGGCGCTCGAGGCTGCGCTCGGCATGTGGAAGTGGGCCGGCAAGAAGCGCCGCACGCTCGGCCTGTCGCAGCGCGTGTACGTGGCCTGCGAGATCCTGAAGGCTGCCTGGCGCGCTGCCCACCCGGCCACGGTGTCGCTGTGGGCTGACCTCGGCAACGCCGCCCGCCAGGCCATCCGCCGCCCGGGCGAGGTCTTCCGCGTGCGCAACATCGCCGTGCGCCGTGACGGCGCTTGGCTGCGCGTGCGCCTGCCCTCGGGCCGATACCTCTGCTACATCAACCCCGAGGTCGGCGACGACGGGCAGATCAGCTACATGGGCGTGAACCAGTACACCCGCCAGTGGGCCCGGATCAAGACCTACGGCGGCAAGCTGGTGGAGAACCTGGTGCAGGCCTGGGCCCGCGACGTGCTGGCCAGCAACATGGCCGCGATCGAGCAGGCCGGCTACGAGATCGTGCTCACCGTGCACGACGAGCTGATCACCGAGGCCCCCGACAGCGAACGCTACAGCAGCGCCGACCTCGCCAGGCTCATGTCTGTGCAGCCCGCGTGGGCGCCCGACGTGCCGCTGGCCGCGGCTGGGTTCGAGACGCTGCGCTATCGCAAGGACTAGGGTTTGCCCTAGGTTGCCGTGCTTTAGCATGTGCTACAGTCCACACATCGACAACGCAACTGGAGCCGCAAGATGCACAGCACCACCTACCGCCGCCAAGCAAAGAAGATCGAAGCCCTCCAGGCCATCGAGCAGCGCACCAAGGATGCAATCACGGTCGGCGACCACTACACCGACGAAGACCGCAAGGTAGCCGAGCAGCAAGAAGCCCGCGACCTGTTCCGCGCTTTCCTGGCCGAGGAGTTCTGAGATGACCACCCACAGCAAGACCATCGTCCACACCGAAGGCGAGTTCACGATCATTCGCTGGAAGCTGTGGGGCTTCCGCTGCAACTCCCTGACGACTTCGTGGATCGTCCGGAACACCCGCACCGGCGAAGACCTGTGCTCTTTCTCGCGGCTGCGGGACGCGAGGGCTGACGTTGCGCGACGCGCTGCACCCCTGCGCGAGCGCCTTTGCACCCCGGTCAGCGTGGCCGACGCTGCCGCGCTGCTGGCCACCAACTGACCCCCTCCACCCCCGCTGCCCGCGAACTCATCAAGTGAGGTCAACATGAACCCAAAGATCGATCCCAGCAACTTGCAGGCCACTGAACTTGCAAAAGCACCCAACCTGCGCGTCTGGTACTGGCCGCGGACAGAAAACCCGTACCGCGTGCATACGCGCTTGCCTGGCAAGCCGTATCGCCTGCACAGCGCGCACGCCACTGAGGTCGACGCGATGGCCGAGTTTGACCGCGTCGCCACGCCCCTGCGCGAACGGCTCTGCACCCCAATGACTGTTGGCGAAGCCGCTGTTGCCGCTTCGACCGTGCTGTGACCGCCCCCTGGCCCTTCCCGCCCAAGCTGCTGGACTACCCGGTCCTGCCGCCAGGCGTCAAGGCTGTGCGCATCCCGCAACCCAAGCCGGCCATCAAGGATCTGCCGCCGGCACTGTTCTGAAAGGTAAACCATGAACACCACCCGCAAGTTCCCGCGCACGCTGCGCGAAGCGTTCCCCCGCGATGCCCAGCACGCCTACGCCATCGAGCGCCACCGCGCGCCGATGCCTCTGTGGGAGG